ATTATGTTGTTAGTGAGTTTAATAATACGGGGAGGGTAGAATGTTAGACTTGACACATAAAACATATCAGCAGATGGGTAGCAGCAGGGGCTTTGTTCCGTTGCGGCCCTTTGGCCCCTCTATCGGTCATGCTACTTTGCCACAAGAGCTTGTTGATGACTTCAATGCAGATATGGATAAGGGAGAAGGAATTGACTGGTCGCATAATTTAGTAGGGAATGTATCTCAAGAGCTACAGATTTCTCCTGAAGTTCTGGTCCCACATACCAAGTTCTTTTCGGATGTGGCGTTACATTATGTAGGTGATTATGCTGCCAGGTATTGTGAGCCATTTGATCCAGAGATTAAGCCAAGGGTTCACATCAATGCGGCATGGTATGTCAAGAGCAGCGCAGGGGATTTTAACCCTGCTCATCTACATACCAATACAGAGTTTAGTTGCATAGGCTATTTACAGATGCCAGAAGATATAGAAAAAGAGTGGGAAAGCGAGAAGGACCATTACCCTTGTGGGGGCATGGTTGAGTTTTTACATGGCTCACATAGTTTTTTAGGTAAGCCTTCATTTATGGTGAAACCTCAGGTGGGTGATTTTTTCTTCTTTCCTGCTGACTTAATGCACACAGTTTACCCATTCAAAAGTGATGGGGAAAGACGTTCATTCTCAATGAACATTATTATAACAGAAAAGGAAAAGGACAATGGCGTATCCAAAGAAGCTAACTCCTGAACAATACAGACGCTACAAAGATATGCAGAAGGCTGAGACATATCCAGGTGGCCTCGATATTCGTGCAGGTAACGAGCTAGGCTTCCGCTCTGAAGGCAAGCGAGTCATCAGAGGGGCAGACAAGGCCGATACTTTTGGCGTAACGATTCGTAAGCAGTACGGCTAATGGCTACCAACCCTGAAGGTCGTCAAGCAACGTGTCGTACTGCGGCCTCAACAACAGGCACATACAATGAAGATTGGATGAGCTATTGCGGTGGGTCTGGAACGTATAATGAAAGACTGCTTGCGAAGATAAACGATTATTTATCAGCAAGTCACACCAACATTAACGAGGCTTGGCTGGCATTAGTCAGGGCTAAAGGCGCAAACTCAACGGGAACTGCTGATGAGATGGGGACCTTTACAGCTTCGTAATGACTAACCAGTCCGACAGACAGGCTTCTTGTCGTACCATCTCTAGCAAAGCCCTCACCTATAATGGTGATTGGATGGCGTTAGCTGATACATACGGACTGACAGGAACGATTAACGAAAGGATGCTGAAATTCTTTAATCGTTTTCTGGGGTCAACTTGGGATGTAGCTGCGTGGGATGAAACAGTCTGGGATGGCGATGCAGCCCATACAAACTTATCCGAAGCGGAAGCTGCATTTGCAAAGGCCAATGGAATTACAGGTGGAGGCAGCCTATGGAATCAGTTAGGCACATTTTAGGAAAGAATTATGGCTAGACTCACAACAGGGCAACGCAAGAAATTACCAAAAGGTGATTTTGCTATCCCTGGTACAAGGGCTTACCCAATTAATGACAAAAGCCACGCCAGAAATGCACTTGCCAGAGTTAGTCAACATGGTTCCCCCACGCAGAAAAAACGGGTTCGGTCTGCGGTGAGGAAAAAGTACCCTAGTATTAAACAAACGAACCGACCCCGAACAAGAAAGGTCTAAGTATGATAGAAAAATCTAAGCGTTGGATAGCAGAAGCTACAGAGTGTGGCATCCTGCTAATCGCTTTAGGTATTGTCTTACAAGTTCTTTTTGGTATGCAGGTTGAGTTCTTTGACCATATTACCCAGAACATGATGCACCTATTGAATCAACTTGGTGACAATGGTTTAGTTGGGTTGATCGCCCTTGGCGTAATCCTATGGCTATTCCGTAACGCAGGTATCAAGGCATAACTCAAACACAACTTAATATCTGTGAGTGGTGTGGTCAAAGATCACACCCAATAGAACAGCACGGCCATTTGTCATGTTCCGTCTGCAAGCAGCCCTTAACAACGTGCTGTGATGGAGAGCAAGCAAAGCCGAGCCAATGTATATCTCCCCCCTCATAATTGCAGGATTGATACAATTAGCTGCTGTCGAACCCGTCAACCCAAAAGAGGAGCTTTGGGCCATGACGATTGAGGTATGCCGATTGTTGGAACCTGAGATTGAGGCGGCGATTAAAAAGAAGGTAATTTTACCACCAAAACGGGATTGCCGCTGGTTCGCCATCACCGAAGATGACCCCTTGGGGAGAAGTATTCTTGTGGCGTGGCCTACAGAAGAACGCTGTCAGAAGGCGGTGATCCCGTTAGGTGATTTATTCTTTGAAAGAAACCGTAGGTGCCAGCAACTCCCTACATCTTCTGGCGCTTGAATGTTAAATAATCTGCCGCTTCCTCTACATCATGCAAAACAGTTATAAGTCTTGGGTCATTGTCATCATGCTCTGGGTCAATGATAGTTACGCTGGCAGGGGTAATGTTCTGGTTAGGCAGTCCTAACTTCTTGGCGTACTCATCATGGATTTTGTACCCTGCAACCCGTAAGGCATGGCTTATAAGCCCCGTAGAGGGGTCTTTAAGCATCTGGTAGCCAGAAGTGTGTTTGTGTCCACATACTAAGATATGGTCCCTCCAGCCCATCTGTACGGCCTTTGCAGGGCCATGCACAGTATTCCACATACTATGACCTGAGAAGTCATGTCGGGCGTTTACACGCACCTGCTTGCCATTTGGAAATTGGAGTCCTAATCGTGCTTGCCACAACTCGTATTCTGCACCCAATTTCTTCATCCATTTAATCGGATCACCACCACCACTCCACATATCGTGATTCCCTCCAATCAAATATATCCAAGGCAACGCTCCAACGAGCCATTCCGTAAGAACCCAAGCCTCCGCAGCCGAAGTGGACTGCTGGCCGTATAAACGGGCCAACCGACCTACCCAGTTATTTTGCTGGTCCCCCACATTCCCCCCAAACATTCCTTCGGTGCGGTTAATGATATTAACGTGCTGTTGGAGTCGAACAATGTCCGTGCCTGGATCATCAACATGGGGATCACCAAAATGAACAATCCCAATAGGCCCATCCATCTTCACTTTGACTTTAATTAACTTACGGGCTTCTTCTGCTCTGTTCTTGCGGTGCCATTCTTTCGCCCGTCTTTCCAGTAGTTCTTCTGCGTCTGCTACTTCTGATGGTAAGCTCTCTACCTCAAAAGAAGGGACCGCCCCCTCCTGACGATCCTTATAGTCCTTGACGTTCTGTTGTAAGACCCGAGCACTCACGCCAAGGTCGTAAGACGCTTGGGCTACTCCATGCTCTAATGTATAGAGAACCCTATCCCTGACTTCTTCTTCGCTAAGTTTAACGCCTTGAGCCATATTAAACTAATTTTACTTAAAGATGCTACATACTTTTATCATTTTTCTTTTTATGTCAAGTAGATATGTTTTTATCTTCTTCTAAGTTATCTAGTAACTGTGCGTAACCTGCTATATCTTCTGTATGTTCGCTAGTGCCATTGTCCCCTTTCATTAAACGAACCAGCTTAACTATAATCATCATTATCATAACGTGCTTTGCGCTTATTCTCCGACCTATAATTGTTGACCATAGAGTAGCGATCTGAGTGTGTACTGCCTCGCTGTCCCCATGTTTTTTATCTCTATCCTGAATCGTGTTGGCGGCTGCTTCTAGTATATTTTTAGTCATGTATAAACCCTCCTGTTATTAATAATAAATGCTCCCGTCCCATGGTTCTCTCACCTAGACATGGCTGCCGCTCTTCTGGGATGGTTCTCTCTTTGAGTCTGGCTGCCGCTCAGGTGAGATGGTTCTCTCTCTACCTATGGCTGCCACTCCGTGTAAATGGTTCTCTCCTCCCAATTGGTTGCCGCTAGCGGTACTTGGTTCTCTCCCTACATATGGCTGCCGCTCTTTAACAATGGTTCTCTCTTCAATCCTGGCTGCGCTCTTAGTGATTGGTTCTCTCATAGAATCTGGCTGCGCTCCTCAAAATTGGTTCTCTCAAAGAGGGTGGCTGCTTTGATGGAGTGGTTCTCTCATCTCCTATGGCTGTTTCTTTATTGAACCATTGGTGGTGGTTCAATCTTGTGGGTATGGTTAGCTAAACTGAATACATAAGGTGCAACGGGTTTTGTTCCCACCTCAAACTCATACCAAACTTCGTGCATATGAGATAGAAAGAGCTTAGTAGCATAGCGACAGGCCCGTTGATGGATGTGGGCTGGTGGTAACTTACCTTTACTGTACCACTTATAGGCTTCCGTTTTTCTGCCAATGTTATATTTTTCTAATTTTTTAGCAGCTTGGTCAGCAAAATCTCCTGCTTCATTTTTAGCAATTTCTTGCTCTTTTCGCTTGGCGTAAATCTTTCCGTAAATATCGGAATCTTTGTTTTGTACTTTTACGAAACTCTCCCCAAGTTTCCAGCATAAAACTTTTAAGCTGGCGTTCCAGGGCCGTTTCTCTCCCTTCTTCCATTCGCTAGTCGGGTCTAGTCCAGCGTATCTCCAAATTGCGCCAGCCGTCTGTGCTTCTCGAATATCTATATGGGCCAGGAGTCCTGCACTAAGGACAGGTCCAACTCCAGTTATACCCATCATCCACCGACCCATTGGTTGACTCTTTGAATAGTGGTGCAAGGCACTTTTCACTTGTCTTTCTAAACGAAAATTTTCTTGCGCCAACCAACTTAAAACGCTTGTGGGTTCCTCACTTTCGGTCAAAGCACGTTCTTGGTTTTTTGATCTGATACGATTAGCTTGCATTTCATAGTATGCATCAACCAAGAATCTAACCTGGTCCTTACCAAGCAGCTCAGTCGATTCCTTTAGGTCTTTCGATAGCTTGACTCTGCTTTTATTTGAAGACTCAAGCAACTCCGTAACATTACTTGTCATTTTTCTTCCTCCTGGTTAATCGTTT